AACGATGGCTCAAAAGGTCATCCAATATCAAGCAGCATTGCAGTTGGCGCAAACCGCGCCACAACTGTATGACCTACCCCAGCTTCATAGACAGATGTTGGAAGTGATCGGTATTAAGAATTACCAGAAACTTGTGCCTATGGCAGAGGACATGAAGCCACGTGATCCGATTACAGAGAACATGAACATCCTCTCCAACAAGCCAGTCAAGGCGTTCTTGTACCAAGACCATAAGGCGCACATTGCTGTTCACATGGCGGGTATGCAGGATCCTCATGTTCAGCAGTTGGTAGGTCAGAATCCTCAAGCAGCGCAGATGTTGCAAGCAGCGATGTCGGCACACATTGGTGAGCATTTGGGTATGGAGTACCGGAAAGAAATTGAGCAGCTTATGGGTATCCCGCTTCCTCCGTACAACGAGGAGAAGGATGAAGTTGAGATGGCTCCCGAGGTTGAAGTGCAAGTATCTCAGTTGGCAGCGCAAGCGGCGCAGCAGTTATTGCAGCAGCACCAACAACAATCTCAACAAGCCAAAGCTCAGCAGCAAGCTCAAGACCCGCTCATCCAGTTGCAGCAGCAAGAGTTGCAGATTAAGCAAGGCGACTTGCAACGCAAGTCTCAGAAAGACATGGCTGACATGCAAGCCAAGATGGCTCAGATTCAAGTTGAACTCAAGCGTATTGAGTCTAATCAAGAGACTGAAGGAGCCAAGATTGCTATGCAGCACCAGAATAACGAAGCCCAACGTCGTGCGCAGCATGAACAACAAGGGTTTACGTCTGGTATTGATCTGTTAAAGACTCAACAGCAGCAGTCTCACCAATTGAAGCATCAAGACAGACAACTGCGTAATAAACCAAATAGGGGTGAATGATGTCTTACGAAATTAAAAAATTTACTGAAGTAGCAATCAAACAGATCGACGAGAAAGTTAAACAACTTGAAGATGCCTTGGGGGCGCGAGCTGCTAAGTCATACGACGAGTACTGCGGGATGTGTGGGGAAATTACAGGTCTGCTCATCGCTCGTAGATTCATCACAGACCTGACGAAAAACATGGAGAACTCGGATGAGTGAAACCTTAGATCTTGGCTTGGCGCTGGATTTGTCAGCGATCATGCACAAGAAAGCGGAAGAAAAAGCAAAGCAATTACCCAAGCCTTCAGGCTACAAAATCTTGTGCGCAGTACCGGAGCAAGACGAAGAAATTGAAGGTAGCGAGATTGGGTTGGTAAAAGCGGCAGAAACTATTCGATACGACGAGCTGCTCACAACAGTTTTGTTTGTTGTTGAGTTGGGGCCTGACTGCTACGCGGATAAGGCAAAGTTTCCAACTGGGCCTTGGTGCAAGCAAGGTGATTTTGTGTTGACTCGACCCAACGCAGGTTCACGTTTACTCATCCACGGACGAGAGTTCCGCATCATTAACGACGACTCAGTCGAAGGTGTTGTAGAAGATCCCCGTGGCGTCAAACGCAAATAAGGAGCGTACATGTCAAGATTTGGTGGCGAATATAAGTTCCCTGATGAACTTGAAGAAGAGAAGGCCCAAGAGGTAGATGTTCAGATTGAGGACGATGAAGTCGAAATAAAAATTGTCGATGACACCCCCCAAGAAGACCAATTTGCAACACCTCCTCTGGATGATGATACTCAGCAAGAGCTTGAGAAAGCCGATGAATCTGAGGAATACAGCAAGAACGTAAAAGTCAAGTTTAAGCAGTATAAAAAAGCTTGGCATGATGAACGTCGAGCAAAAGAAGCAGCTTTGCGTGAGCAACAAGAAGCGCTCACAGTCGCCGAACGAATCCTAGATGAGAATAAAAAGCTCAAGTCTATGATTCAAACTGGTGAAAAAGAATTAATTTCCACGTACCAAAGCTCTGCGGAAATGGAACTTGACAAAGCTGAACGGAATTACAAAGAGGCTTATGACTCTGGCGATTCTGATAAGCTTTTGGCTGCGCAGAAAGAGTTAGTTCGGGCAGAAATGAAGCTTGATAAAGCAAAAAATTTCAAACCCACTGTACAAAACCAAGAAAATGATGTACAAACTACCCAAACTAACCAGCCTGCAACTCAGCAGATGGATCCTAAGGTTGCTAACTGGGTCTCGAAAAACCCATGGTTTGTAGACCGACACAAGTTGGCGATGCGCAAATTTGCTGAAGGAGTCCATGAAGAACTTGCAGAACGGTACGGACGTGGATACATAGGTACTGACGAATACTACGGCAGTATCGACAAAGAAGTCAGACGCAGATTCCCAGAAGAATTTGCTGCTACTACAAACAACGAAGAGGAAGAAAAACCTCAACGTACAAAACCAAGCACAGTTGTTGCACCGGCTAAGCGTAGTACTGCCCCCAAACAGGTTGTACTGTCGAAGACTCAAGTTGCCTTGGCTAAAAAATTGAAATTAACCAACGAGCAGTACGCTCGTGAAATGATGAAATTGGAGGCCTAAGATGGCAACAGAGATTAAAGCAACGGATAGCAGACTGTCGCGCGAAATGCAGAATAGAGAAACGCAAGTACGCCCCCGCGTGTGGCAAGCTGCGGAAACTCTTCCCGAACCTGATAAAGAGCCGGGATATGCTTACAGATGGGTTAGGGTTTCTACTTTGAATGAATCTGACCAACGCAACATTACCGGTATGTTCCGGGAAGGTTGGGAGCCAGTGGCAGTCGAAGAGCAACCTAAGTTTCGGATGATGATCGACCCCGATAGTCGATTTAAAAATAATATCGAAATTGGCGGGTTATTGCTTTGCAAAACACCTATTGAGCTTCAAGAACAGCGCAGTCAACACTTCGCTACAAAAACTAAAGCTCAAGCAGATGCTGTAGACAATAACCTAATGCGTCAAAGCGATCCAAGGATGCCACTCTTCAAAGAGAACAAGTCCTCAGTGAGCTTTGGCAAAGGTTCTTAATTTTTCAAGGAGTCTAAAATGGCTTTTCCGACGATTAGTGGCCCCTACGGGCTAAAGCCGGTGAACTTGATTGGTGGTCAGGTGTTTGCGGGTTCTACCCGTAATATCCCCGTTCAATACGGATACGCTACCAACATTTTCTATGGCGATTTTGTAGCAATCACTCGCGGTTTTGTTACCCGCTTAGCAGTTACTGATGGCGGCTCTGCTTCCACCGGTGCGGCTGGTTACGGTGCTGTGGGTATTTTCTTGGGCTGTTCTTATACAGACCCAGTAACCAAGCAAAAACGTTTTAGCCAATACTGGCCCGCTTCGACTTTAGCTGGAGACGGAGTTGCTATCGTGACTGACGATCCTGATACGGTCTTTAGAGCGGCTGTTGTTACCTCTCAAGGTGGCACAACTATTGGTTCAGCATCACCTGCAATGATCGGTCTTAATATGACCGTCTCTAACTTGGCTGGTAGCGTCAATACTGGTAACTCGTCAAACGGCATTTTGGCATCTTCTGCTGCTACAACTGCTGCTTTACCTGTCCGTATTATTGACATGGTTCAAGAGACAGCTCTTCCTTTGGGAACAGCAACATGGTCTTCAGGCACAACAACTTTGACTTTGTCAGCTACTGGTAACACAGTGCAAGCACTCCCAGTGGGTACTGCGGTTGGTTTCTTAGCAGCAAACGGTCAATACGTTGGTACAGCAAACTGGGTTTCTACAGCAGCTTCTGCTGGCGCAACATCAGTAGTTGTCAATGCCCAATACGGGGTAGTTAATGCTGGCGGCGCTGCTGCTACGGCTACCGTTATTCCAACCGGATCCACGATGGTGTTTACACAGTATCAGGAAGTTCTTTGCAAGATCAACTTCGCTGTCCACTCGTACTACACTGCTCTTGGTACTCAAACAGCTTAAGGAGTAACTTAAATGGCTATTTCACGCGCACAACTGTTAAAAGAACTCCTTCCCGGATTGAACGCATTGTTTGGTTTGGAGTACGCACGTTATGGTGAAGAACATAAAGAAATTTATGAAATCGAAACCTCTGAGCGTTCTTTTGAAGAAGAAACGAAACTTTCAGGTTTCTCTGCTGCACCTGTTAAGAACGAAGGCTCAGCCATCGCTTACGACAATGCACAAGAAGCATGGACTGCTCGCTATAACCACGAAACCATTGCTTTGGGTTTCTCATTGACCGAAGAGGCCATTGAGGATAACTTGTACGACAGCTTGTCTGCTCGCTACACCAAAGGTCTGGCCCGTGCAATGGCATATACCAAGCAGGTTAAAGCTGCTGCTGTATTGAACAACGGTTTCTCTGCTGCTTATACCGGCGGTGATGGCGTTGCTTTGTTCAACACTGCTCACCCCTTGGTTAACGGCGGCACTAACAGCAACACTCCCTCAACTCAAGCTGATTTGAACGAAACTTCTTTGGAAGCCGCCGTTATTCAGATCGCTGCTTGGACAGACGAGCGTGGTTTGTTGATCGCTGCTAAACCCAAGAAATTGGTTATTCCCCCTGCATTGCAATTCGTGGCTACCCGCCTGTTGGAAACCAGCCTGCGCGTTGGTACAAACAACAACGACATCAATGCAATCAAGAATAACGGTTCAATCCCAGAAGGTTATACTCAAAACCACTTCTTGACCGATACCAATGCTTGGTTCTTGACTACAGACGTACCTAACGGTATGAAGATGTTCGTTCGTACTCCGCTGGCTAACAGCATGGACGGCGACTTTGACACCGGCAACGTGCGTTACAAGTCCCGCGAGCGTTATTCGTTTGGCTGGTCTGATCCATTGGGAATGTTTGGATCCTCTGGTTCATTCTGATAATTTGGTTTTAAACAACCAAATGGGGGCCCCCAAAAGGGGCCCTTTTTTATTATCTTTTGCCTGTAATAAAGCTCTTGTACGATTATTTTGCAGCGCGGTGTTGCACCCATTTTTAGGAGTTAATTATGTACAAGGTTGAGATTGATATTTCTGTTTGGGGTTTTGAAGACGACGAAAAATTAGTTATTCATACCACTGATTTTGAGAAAGCACAAATCATCCAAGAGTTCGTTGCGTTCCAGCAAGAGCATGGTTGGGCTGTTGATTACGAAGCAGTGTCTTACGAAGATGAAGACGAAGATGATGA